ATGGAACAGTTGGCTGATTTAATTGATTCAGCTTGGCATCAAAATTAGCAAGGAAGGTTTTATTTTGCCCGTTAATAGCCATGTTAGAATCCTAACACTGATTTAAGAGTAGTAATTCTTGGCAGATAAATTTGAGTTCCAGAAATAAAATCTAATGGCGGTGCCGCCAGCGTGTTAGGATTGCGTTGATAAAATACCCACCATAATCTGCTATCATCATACAAGTCATATGCTAATAAATCTGGTCTATATTGATAAGTTGAATTTATTGTAAAATATTGGTCGTCTGCTAATTTTGGAATAGGACGATTGACCATTGAGTCTAAAAAGAATTGACTATATCCTGTGGTATAATAAGGACTAGTTTGATCGTAATTGGCCATTACCAGAATCCTCCCTTAAGTTGATTACCACTTGCAAATTGTCTTAGACTAAATTGCTGACTTACTTGCTGGCGAGAATTTACCGGTAACAATCTTATAGAAATGCTCATCTTAGTTGGCACATAAGTAGGAGAACCTTGTGCTAAGTTAGGAGCATTAGATGATCCAAATGGTGTCTTAGGCAATGCCCCTTTGGTTGTAAATGCCGCCGCTAGTCGAGAAACACTAGAAAATATTGTATTGGTAGGAACACTTTGTTTACTGCTATTCACTGATGTTAAATTAAGATTAGCCTGATTAACTGTTTGTGCTCGAATATAATCTACTTCGTCAGGAAGATTATATGTAAATTCTGATATCAAGCAAGGATGATTATTAAATTGATATTGCCCAAGTCCTGACAAAAATACCAGTGGAGGAGGGGTTCCTCGTTGTGCGTCTTGACCATAAAACATTTTTGTTGCCGATCTTAAAAAATGTATTACTGCCAACAAATAGTTTGCTTGATTAGTATCTTGTGCTGTAAAGTTTGCAGTAATATTAATATCACCAGGCGCACTATTTTGATAAAAATATCCTCTAAAATTTGAGTGTGTTAATTCATATGAATTATAATTAGCTTTGTAACTTAAATCAATTTTTGGAGTATATGGAAATATAATGCCATCCGTTACTGCCAGCGGTTGTAATATTCCCGGTTGAATGGCTTTATAAAGATAATCTGCGTTTTGTGCTAACTGCAAACGAACCCGCCAATCTTTAGTTTGTTGTTGTCCGCGCTGTGCTGATATTGCTTGTGCTTGTCTTGCAAGATACGCAGCACCTTGTACGCGACTTGCTTCTGCTGATTTTAATGTAGCTGGCTCAACAAATCCACCACCAACATAAACTGGATCGTTGTTTTCAGTTAACGTATATCCCGGTAATAAATTACCCTCATCATCGTATGCCACTGGATTAGCTTTATTTGGCGAAATAACAGTCGAATTATTTCTGTTAATTTGACTTTCAGGGACAATGGTTTCGCCAGCAGTTAAGCTGGCTTCTGGATCTACTTGCGGGTTTACTGGTTGAATGGTTGCCATTTCGTTTTCCTATATAATATTTATGGTATAAATAATATACCCAGATTATGTTTAAAAGGTTGACAACAGGTTGACCTGTGTTATAATAAGTACATTATTAGGAGACACACTAGTGGCTACAGCCTTTGCACCAAAAATAGCAGTTCCAAAAAACTATCTCAATAACAGAGATATCCTGAAGCAAATACACCTAAGCAAAAATACATATTGTTCATATTTAGATCCAGTAAATGATCATCAATACGATATTATTTTACCCACACTTGAAAAAATTAATCAACGCACTATTGCAGAAGCAAGGCGCAATCGTGCAGATCGTATCAAGCGTGAAACTGCGGTAATTGTTGACCCTAAAAAGATTCCAAATACTGATCTAGTATTTAGAATTGTATGCTGGGAACACATACCAATGGCACCTAAAAAAATATCAAAAAATGCAACAAAAAAGAAAAAAATTGAAGATATTTTTGAACTTGAGTTAGAAGCAGAAGATCCATTAGCTGATTTAATTGATATTCCAGTACTAGATCCTAAACATGTTCGTTTGCCATTTCCACCGTTCTATCATTATCGTATAGATGAAGATAAAAAGCCATTCCAAGTAGGCAAAAGTCACTGGATCGGCGATTTTGAAACAGGCGAATTCAGTAAAGACCACGGAACAATGACTCGTACACTGGCTACTATGTTTATGAAATTGTGTGAGCGTTATGCTACTCGCAGTAACTGGCGTGGCTATACTTACAATGAAGAAATGCGTGGACAAGCCTTGCTACAGTTAAGTCAAATTGGTTTGCAGTTTGATGAATTCAAATCACAAAATCCGTTTGCTTATTATACAGCGGCTATTACAAATTCGTTTACTCGTATTTTAAATTTAGAAAAGAAAAATCAAAACATTCGTGATGACATGTTAGAAATGAACGGGCTTAACCCTTCATGGACTCGTCAAAACGCAGGAAAGAAGGATCCAAATTTTGGCGCGGTAGTGGTCGTAACTTCAGGTGATGATATAGTATAATCACTAAATGACAAATTTATTCCGCAAGGCAGCTGTTTGTACAGATATCCATTGGGGACTCAAAAGTAATAGTTTAGTCCACAATCGTGATTGTGAAGCATTTATTGATTGGTTTATTGCTAAGGCTAAAGAAGAAGGTTGCGAAACTGGATTCTTCCTTGGCGATTGGCACAATCATCGTGCTAGCATTAACTTACAAACCTTACAATTTAGTTTACAAGCATTAGAAAAATTAAATGCCGCATTTGAAAAATTCTATTTCATTCCCGGTAACCATGATTTATATTATCGTGACAAACGAGATATTCATGGCGTAGAATGGGCAAAGCATTTACCTAATATTACTATTTGTAATGATTGGTACGAAGAAGGCAATGTAATTGTTGCTCCTTGGCTGGTCGGAGATGATCACAAACAATTACACAAAATGAAAGCCAAATATATGTTTGGACATTTTGAGCTTCCGCATTTTAAAATGAATGCCATGGTAGAAATGCCAGATCACGGCGAGTTTAAAATGGAAAGTTTTGGCGGTATAGAGCGTGTGTTTAGCGGACACTTTCATTTAAGACAACAAAAACAAAATATCACCTATATTGGCAACTGCTTTCCGCACAACTTTGCCGATGCTGGCGACGCTAATCGCGGCATGATGGTCTTAGAGTGGGATACAGAGCCAGAGTATCACTCTTGGCCAGGGCAACCACTGTACAAGGTTATGAAATTAAGCGAAGCAATCGATCACGGTGCTAGTATTTTTAAACCTAATATGCATGTTCGAGTGGAACTAGACATTGATATTTCGTATGAGGAAGCTAACTTTATTAAAGAAACTTTTATTAAAGATTACAATTTACGAGAAATGGCACTTATTCCAGTTAAAAGCAGTTCAGTTGACATTGATCTTGCTCCTGGCGAAGTTAAATTTGAAAGTGTTGACCAAATTATTACAGATCAAATTACAAATATTGAATCAGAGTTTTACGATAACAAACTATTACTAAAAATATACCAGAGCCTATGATCCAAATTAAGAATTTAACCGTTAAAAACTTTATGAGTGTAGGTAATGCTACTCAAGGTATTGATTTTGACCGGCGTGACTTAACACTTGTGTTAGGTGAAAACTTAGATTTAGGCGGAGATGGATCAAGAAACGGTACTGGTAAGACTACTATTATTAATGCGTTGAGCTATGCCATGTATGGCACAGCATTAAGCAATATTCGTAAGGATAACCTAGTTAATAAGACCAATGGTAAGAACATGTTGGTTAGCTTAGACTTTAGTATAGGCACACAAGACTATCGAATTGAGCGTGGTCGGAAGCCTAATTTGTTAAAATTCTATATTGATAACAAAGAAACTGAAGCAACAGACAACGCACAAGGCGACAGCCGCGAAACCCAGGATGCCATTGAAGATATTTTAGGTATGAGCCATGATATGTTCAAACATATTATGGCCTTAAACACTTATACAGAACCGTTTTTAAGTTTAAAAGCCAACGATCAACGCACTATCATTGAACAACTACTAGGCATTACTATGCTTAGTGAACGAGCAGATAAGATTAAAGAGCGGAACAAACAAACCAAAGATAGTATTACACAAGAAGAGTTTCGTATTCGTGCTGTTCAAGAAGCTAACAAGCGCATTGAAGAGCAAATTGAATCATTAAAGCGCAGACAAACACTATGGACTACTAAACATGACGAAGATATTAAAGAACTCGAGAAAGCCTTATCTTCGTTACAAAACATTGAAATTGAAGTGGAGATCCAAGCGCACAAAGATCACAAGGAATGGGATCAAAAGCGAAAGGATATCAACGAACTATCTAGTCAGATCTCACGAATCAAACTGGACATCAGCAGGGAGGAAAAGCTGGTCGCCAAAGTATCAGCAGAGATTGAGACTCTCACAAACCATGAATGTCATACGTGTGGTCAGCCCTTCCACGATAGTAAGCACCAACAGGTTATGGAAGCGAAACAGAAAGATTTGGCAACGCACAGAGAGAGTTGCACAGAATTTAGCACCCTTTTATCAGAATTACAGACTGCCCACGACGCCTTGGGCCCGTTAGGCAAACCGCCAAAAATGTTTTATGATAAAGAAGAAGATGCTATTCAACATCGTGCGACTGTTGCTGGATTACACAAACAAATTGAAAACAAAAAAATTGAAACAGATCCGTATGGCGAGCAAATTGAAGAGATGACTGGACAAGCCTTACAAGAAGTCACTTACGATAATCTTAATGAGCTTACTCGTTTACAAGAACATCAAGAGTTTTTACTTAAATTACTCACAAGTAAAGACAGTTTTATTCGTAAAAAGATTATTGAACAGAATTTAAGTTATTTAAATGCTCGTTTAACGCACTATTTGGATCGTATTGGGTTGCCACATACTGTTGTATTCCAAAATGACTTGACTGTTAGCATTGAAGAGCTAGGTCGAGAGCTAGACTTTGGAAATTTGAGCCGAGGAGAATCTACTAGACTTGTATTAAGTATGAGCTGGGCGTTCCGTGATGTATTTGAGTCACTTTACACTCCAATCAATGTGTTGTTTATTGATGAGTTACTAGATAACGGTCTTGATTTACAAGGAACAGAAAATGCTCTTGCTCTATTAAAGCAAATGGCGAGAGAACGGCATAAGTCTATCTGGTTGGTGTCTCATAAAGATGAACTTGCAGGTCGAGTTGAGAATATTCTTAAAGTAATAAAAGAAAATGGATTTACAAATTATTCTAATGATGTGGAAATTACATAAATATGTATGGGCGAACGGACTTGATCATCCTTCTGTGCCAATACGCAGATAGCCCTTCACTTACTTATTGGAGTATCAAATGAAAAAATCAATAGCCTTCTTATATAGATGGACACAAAAATCTACAGGAATGTGGTACGAAGGATCAAGAACCGAGCGTGGCTGTCATCCAAACGACGGTTACTTATGTTCTAGCGATGTTGTAAAGCCTATGCTTCTTGAAAATCAGCAAGACTGGTCGAGAGAAATATTAGTTATAGGCGAACCAAAATACATTAGAAAACTGGAAACTACAAGATTAAAAAGTCTGGATGCTAAAAATGATCCTATGAGTTATAATCAAAGTAACGCCGAGTGGGATCCTGGCAATAGGTTGGGTAGAAAAGAATCAGAAACAACTCGTAAGAAAAAAAGCACGGCACGTCAAGGTGAAAAAAATCCTATGTATGGTTTACGGGGAGAATTATCTCCTCACTACGGCAAAACTTATACTAACGAGCGGAGAGAGAATCAAAGCAAAGGAGTTAAAGCATACGCAGCAAGTCGTCCTGAATCTCATAATGAAAATATCAGCAAATCACTAAAAGGTAATCCAAATGTAGGGCTTAAAGGAAGTAAAAATCCGTCTTACGGAAAGCCCGAGCGGTCATCGCATTTAAACGGTACTACTCATCATTGTGAACATTGCAATAGAACAATAGCCGGGTATGGCAACTACAAAAGATATCATGGCTATAGATGTAAACATAACACAGATGTTGAGATAGCTTGATAAAAATTTTACCGTTGGCTAAAGTTGTAATAACTACTAGTCCATGGTATGGCTTTACGAAGACACTCAAATCTCTGCATTACCCGAAGATTGCGTTGGTTTTGTTTATTTAATTACAAATAAACTAACCAATAGGAAGTATATTGGTAAAAAATTAGCAAAATTTAGTAAAACAACATATCGAGTAGTAAAACAAAAAAATGGCATCAAGAAACGCAAAAAAATAAGAAGCAAAATTGATTCAGACTGGCAGCTATACTATGGAAGCAACGATCAACTTAACAAAGACATCGAACAACTAGGCACCGAAAGTTTTACGAGAGAAATACTATTCTACTGTAAGTCAAAGGCTGAATGTAGTTATGTTGAAGCTCGTGAACAATTTAATCATAGAGTACTAGAAAGTGACGACTATTATAACGGGCAGATAGTTTGCCGTATACATGGTAGTCACATCAAAAACAAAATTTAATTGTAAGGCATCAAAACACTCTGTTTGGTCGAGGCGGCTCGACTCACAAGGAAGAACGGTGAGATACCCGGTCTAGATTAGCTTGTGTGTGAAAGGAAAGTTGCTAACTTAAGGCATCAAATGGTTTGGGCTCCGTTGAAAAAGATACGACCCATGCTTATAGGACTTGGATTTATTATTGGGTCACTAGGGTTCCGTTGATATGTGAAGCTAGAGTAAGGGGTACCGGTCAACCGCCTCTGTGTATGTAAATACAATCTCTTTATAATAAATGACTGATATAACTCGGATGAGGTATCGTTAATTCACCGTTAATACGGTGAATTGTGACCAAACAATCTGGATGAGATACGTTAAAAACAAATAATAAAAAATTATTTCTGAACGAAGTGAAAGAAATAGATTAGCGTAGCTAATCTTTTAAGTGTTATGTCTTTAATAAATCAAAAAGAATCAGAAGAAAGGAAGTCCTGACTTTTTGGTTGTCTCCATATTGTCATTGATAATTTGTCCAACAATTTTTCTTTCTGCAGAACTCAACAGCATGGCTTGATCATAGGTAATTCCACCACGCATATACCAAGTCATTCGTAACGCCTCCTGCTTTATGTCGTTAATTTCTTTATCCATGTCATCGATTAATTTCGAGACGGCTGGAGTATCTAATGCTAGGAGGCGCGCTCGAAAAAACTAGTCATGTCCAACGTAATACTTTGTTTGTAGTCATTCTGACATTCACTGCATTTGATGTTTAACGGTTGCATTTCTGCTTGCGATTTATGATCAATAATATAAGTT